GTGCTCACAGATACCAAACTGAAAAACCTCAAACCTCGCGATACTCTTTACAAAGTTGCTGATCGCGATGGTCTCTACGTTGCCGTAACCAAAACAGGTGTTATCTCCTTCCGTTACGATTACCGGATTAATGGCCGCCGTGAAACACTCACGATTGGTAAATACGGCGCAGACGGAATTACACTGGCTCAGGCGAGAGACGAGCTTATTGCGGCAAAGAAGCTGGTTAATGCCGGTATATCCCCGGCTTCGCAAAAGAGAGAAGGAAAGCGATTAGTCAAAGACGCTGAAACCTTTTCCTCGTTCATCGAAAAATATATGCAGCATGTGACGCTGGCAGAAAGCACCAGGGCGATGAAGGAGGCAATCATCCGGCGCGATATTCTTCCAGCGCTTGGTCGGAAGGTAATGGCAGAAATAACGCCGTCAATGGTCAGGTCAATGTGCGACCGCATTCTGGAGCGCGGAGGTAACGCCACAGCGATACAAGCTCTGGAAATGGTGAACAGCGTATACCGATTTGCAAACGATCGTGGACACCAATTTGTTAATCCGGCACAGGGCATCAAACCAAAAACGCTGGCGACATTCAGGCCCCGTGAGCGCAGTTTATCTCCGGAAGAAATGGGGATTTTTCTGCGCGCCCTTGAAGGCACCACGGCAATGGCAACTATGAAGCTGGCTGTTCGCCTAATTGCTTTAACGCTGGTGCGCAAAAGTGAGGCATTGCTGGCGCACTGGGATGAGGTCAATCTTGATGGCAGGATATGGACAATACCGGCACAGCGCATGAAGGGTTCACGACCGCACGTGATTTATCTTTCCCGCCAGGCTATTTCACTGATGAAAGAGATGAAGATCCATAGCTGCGGAAGCGAATTGTTGCTGCCTGGCCGTTACCGCTTGGACAGACCGCTATCAAACGCAGCGCTGAACATCATGCTTCCAAATATCATCGAACGTGCTGCGAAAGCGGGCGAGAAGATATCTCACTTCACCATTCACGATCTGCGCCGTACTGGCAGCACGTTGCTTCACGAAGCTGGATACCCCTCAGACTGGATAGAGAAAGCACTGGCGCATGAACAGCGCGGGGTGAGGGCGGTTTACAACAAAGCGGAGTATGCACGCCAGCGAGAGTATATGTTGCAGCAGTGGGCCGATATGCTGGATAACTGGAAAGCCGGAGATCATTACGACCTGGTGCCTTTTTCTCCGGCAAAGTTCGAGAAATGGATGGAGGAAAAGTAACCCGCCGTAGCGGGTTACTTTAGATGAATGTGTCCGCCGGTTCCCCATAGCTGGCTGCGGCCTCGTTTGCTTCGCGCCGCAATCCCAGGAAGTAGCCTACCGGGTCCCACGCTTTGATAATGGCGTCCAGCTCTTTCTGGCTGTGCCACGTTGTCAGGCGTTTTTTGAGAGCTTTTGCGCATGCCGTGACATTGGCGCGCGTCGGGCCCGCCAGTTTCATGCACAGACACATAGTGATGAGCAGGTCGGAATATTCATCCGATGCTTTCTTCAAAACGGCCGGGTCAATACGCTGTTGCATCTGCTGGATATGGTGCTTCTGGCTCATGCTTTTTCCTTCTTTTTTGCCTTATCTGCTACCGCGCGGCGGCGCTCGATACCCCGAATTAAACGCTGCGCTGCGTCCTCGCCAGGGCCGCGCCGGGAGTCACCCAGCGCGCGAATAACGCTTTCTCGCTCATAGCGATCACAATCAGCGCGCGTCATGCTGCCACCGATTTAACGACCGGGATTGCGCAGCCCGGCAGCAACTGAACCGCCGGGCCTTCGCACTGATTTCCCCACACGTCAAAACCGTGCGAAGACTGGCGAGCGAATAGCTCAATGCGCGGCACATCGCCCAGCAACTGCACCAGTTTTTCGCGCACGCAGTCCGGCTTCTGCGAGTGCGCCAGGCGCGGCGCCGTGAATGACTGGATGATCCCGGCATTCATGCGCTCAGGTAACTTGCCGCGCACGGCAAACAGGCAGTCTTCGCTGTTGGCGCGCGTCATATGACCCATTCCCATTACGAGCTTGTCGGCCTGCCGGCTGCCGCATTTGTTCCATGTGAAGCCCTTCATGGTCATGAGTCGGAAGCCCCACGCCTCGATAACCTTCAATGCTTCGACCGGCTGCGTCGGCACCCACCACATAGCCAGCAAGCAGTTTTCAGCTGCCAACTCCCAGACCGGAAGGCGGCAGATATCCTGCACGTCCATGACGGGATATTTGAACCCGGCGCCGCGGTCGCCGTCGGCCGCTTTGTCTCGGTATGACCATGGCGGATCTGCATAAATCAGGGTGTATTTACCGGTCATGCTGCCGCCTTTTTAATCTGGTTGTGATTTTGCTCAGCCACGCGCTGCGCTTTTAACGGATTAGTGATTACGCTGCCGTCCGGAGTAATCCAGCCACGGCGCACCGGGGAGTACATCAGGTGGGCTGTGCCCACCCGGATATCATCATGAGCAAAGGTCACAGGAGCCCCCACATATCGGTTATCTGTCCCGCATTAACGCCGCAGTAATGCTCACGGCGCGCGCAGCCACGAGTGATGCAGCGCTCGCGGCGCATTGCGATGCGCTGGCGCTCAACATCGCCTACGGCGGCATCCAGGCATTTCAGCCAGAGCCCCGCTGCAACACGGAACAGGCCTTTAGCCTCCAGCTCCAGCGCTCTCTGCTCAATGGCCTGCGCGGCTGGAGAGGTTGCCACCTGCGGGCCCAGGCGGCGGGTAACATAATTTTCGTGGTAACGCTCAAGCCGGGTTTTCGATTTCATTTGAGCCATCCATCCTGAGTGAAAATTGCCGCGATGAGATACATCCATGCGACGATACCGGCCAGGTACCAGTACAGACCTGACCATTTTTGCCAGTGCCGGGTGATGGCTGTCATGCAGCGCTGCTCACCGGGCGGAAAACTCGCTGCTCAACCGGAGGCTTTTTTCCGCCGAACACCGACGGGCTTTTGGCCTTACGCTCTTCGAGCCATTCGCTGATCTCGTCAGCATCCCAGGCGCAGCGTTTGTCGGTGATGTACCAGCGCTTCGGGAACTCGCCTTTTTTCTCCAGCGCATCGATAGTGCTGATCGACAGCGGGACAACCTCTAACAGCTCTTTCTTTCCGTATGCTCGTTTCATTTTTTCTCTCTTAGCAGGTGGCGGCGCGCGGCGCGCCGCTTTTGATTTGAATTACTGCGCTGCGGTCATTTCTTCGCGGCGCACTGAATAAACGTCGGTGGCTTTATCGAGCTGCTCCTGATGGCTCGCCAGGCGCTTAGCCGCCGCTTTGTATGCGCTATCAAGCGCCTCTACCGATGCCGCATTGCTCGCGTACTCGGTGAAGTCCTTTAACAATTCTTCAGGCGTGCGGTCGTCATGTCGGCGCGGCTGGTTTGTCGCCTGCTGCGCTGGTGCGTCCGGTTGCGGCGCTGGCTTGCCGATCAGGCTGTTAACGCTACGGGCGTCGACGGCCGGCGGCGTGATATCGCGCTCAACGAGCGGGCGGCTCTCTTCCAGCTCGTCAGGGGTGTAGACGCCAAGCAACACATCGGGCGCATGGAGACGAGCCCAGCGCTTCGTGCAGAGGTATGCCAGCTGCTGGCGCGGATCTACTTCCCAGTTAGGCGAGTTGCGTACTCCAGCCTGCGCCATGCTGATAGTCAGCTCGCGAGGCTCGCTTTCGCCTTTGAGCGTTGCCCACACGGTTACGGTGAGGTGGGGGGATTTGTCGGTCTTACCGCTTACTTTCGACCAGTCGCCATCCCAGCGGTAATTCAAACGTGTAGCCAGCAGGCTGGATGAAGAGACAACAGCGTTAACCAGCTGCGCCTCATAGCCCAGTGCGCCGTTAACGACGTGTGTTTTCTGCGCTACAGCAAACGGATTCATACCCCACTGCGCCGCCTGCATTGTCACTGCCAGGCAGTCAGCAGGCTTACCGCGCAGGTGCTGTGGGATGGATACAGCGCCTTCTGACATGACCTGCGCGAACTGCTGCAGGCGCATCAGGCCTTCCGGATTGAAGATGGCGGCGGCGGTGCCAACGGCAGCGGCGGGCTGCGAGGTTACTGTGATGTCATTACTCATGCGTACATGTCCTGTTTACGTGCCCACTCTGGGCGTTTAATGGTTTCAATACCGCCAACTTCGTCGCTGGTGCGGTACTGGTGATAAGTGTTCAGGTCGCGCCGGTACAGGCGAAAACCTTCGTCTTTGTCGTAAGCGTCCAGTTCGAAAACGCGAACCGGATAGCGGCCGCAGTCAATCGACTCGCTTACGGCGATGAAAAAGAAACTGTGCGGCTCGCCTGTGGTCTGCTTTGCGCCTTCGCAATACATCGCGTCCTGAACGTGATAGCGGAATTCGTCGATATGCCGAGCAAACCGTGACATGTCACTGACCTTTTTCACGTCAACCATGACAGGGAACTGATCCAGGCGCTTATCAGGGCGGATGCGGCACAACTCGCCGGTCTCGCTGTCGATCCAGTAGTGAGATGCCTCGCAATCGCCTTCCTGCTCCAGCAGCCAGCGCGCCGCCGGGTGAGCAAGCGCGCTGTCGCGCATCAGCTGCAATTTCCGGCCTTCTTCGGCACTCATTACCGTCATGCCCATTCCGGCAACCTTGTTCAGGAATGCCGCCTCTTCTTCCTTCCCGGCATTGCTACGACGGTTGAACTGCGGCGCCACAATGAAGCGCTTGTCGAATTCTTCCGGCTCCAGCAGCAGGCAGTGCAGGGCCGTCCCCATATCCAGCGCCTGGAGCTTTTCTGTATCGACCGGCGAATTCTTCTGCCATTCCAGGAGCGCGGGGTTAATTGCCACCAGGTCGAGCTGCGACTTACTCACGCCGTCCCCGGCGTGGTAAGCATCGTTTGGGATGTCGCGGTATATGCCCGGTTTCACGCTGCATCCCTCGCGCTGTCGATTTGGTCAGCCATATCCCAGCGCGCCGCGACGCCGGAAAGCTCGCGCAGCAGCGCGCCGATGATTTCCGTGGCTTCAACGTCTTCAAGCACATGAGTGATGATTTCGTTGCGCATGCCGGCAGCCTGCCAGGACTTGCGGATCACTTTGTTCAGCGCGCTGTTGCTCAGCGCCGCGTCCAGTTCTTCCTGGCGCTCCTCTACCTGTTTGCTGATGCAGTAATCGGCGGACATTTGCTCGATGATTTTTTCCATCTTTGCAATCTGTTGAAGGTTCATTGTGAGTACCCCGTTAATCGTTCAAACCCTGCTTTCACCATCTGCTCAAAGTTCATCGTGAAGCCTTCACGCGGCTTATCGACAGAGACGAAACGCCATTCATAACCATTTGCCTGGCGGTAAACCCGGTACGGCCTGCCGTTCACATCGACCGTTGCCTCAGGCTCGCATTTCTCTTTCAACACTGCGGGCCTCCCTGGTTATGAATGCCCACTCGACCGCCTCGCGCAGCGTTCTGAATTTCCAGCTCATGAGCCCGGAAATCGTCACACAGTGCCAACCGTTTATGATTCTCCACTGCATTTCCGCACCTCAAATGTTTACCAAATTGGTAATACTTTTGGTTATGGGTAACCCGGAACGCGTCCGGCGATGGGTAATCAGAGAGTTTTTACCGCCTCAATGTTTACCTTTAAGGTAATACTGAACCGGTTTTAAAAGAGAGTCAATAGATAGTGAGAGAAAAAATTACCAAAACGGTAACTATTTTTCTTTGGGCCTGAACGGCTCTTGAGGATTTGGGCTGTGTGTAGCTGTGCTAACGCGGCGTTTTACGCCTGCTTATCGTTCTGGTTCTGAGACATCACGAAATCAATGAACGTGCGGATCTTGTCTTTTTCCTGCTGCGGGAGCGCCGCGTACAGTTTGTGGTCGTAACTGATAAGTCCCGGCGCGTCCGGTGGAAGGATCATCTCATACGCCTGACGCCCAAACGACTCTGCTATGGATGCCAGGTTATTAACAGAGATGCTGCTCTCGTTTCGCAGCAGGCGGTTAATTGTGGCCTGACTGACGCCGGAGGCAGCCGCCACTTTCTGCTGAGAAAGCCCTTCGGCGTCCATCCACTTTTTGAGAATGCTCGCGGCCAGCTCGCTGGTGTTCGTCGGGCCAGTATCGCTTTCCTGGTTTTCCAGCATATTAGCCAGCTGGTGATCGACGTCCAGCCAGTGCGATTCGACGCGCGCGGCTTCTTCAATGCGCCGGGCTACTTTATCGCCGATATTCTTCGCGCCGCTCTCCCAGCGAGATACCAGGTTCTGCTGAATCTCCAGCCGTTCGGCCAGGCGAATCTGCTTGCCGTCGAAATAACGCCGCAGAATTTCCTTTAAATTTTCTCGTCGTATCTCATGAATACTTTTCATTTCTATTAAATTATCTCTTTTTTGGATTGTTAACTTATTAAATTAAAAGAGATATTACCAAAAAGGTAAATGCACCAAAAAGGTAATAATGTTTGATTTTTACACCCAAAAGGTAATAATCTTGAGGTAAATAGATACTGTGAGAAAAAAATTTATGGCAATCGAGCAGAAATTTGATTTCAAGAAACACTGGCTGAGCCTGGACCAGGCGGGCCGGGAGGCGTTCGCTCTGGATGCCGGGACGACAGCCGGGTACATCGCTGCGCACTACTGCGGGCGCCGTAAGACGCCAACTAAGGCACGGATGGAAAAGCTTTTTAAGGCGTGCAAGCAGCGCGGTTGGCTGACCAGTAAAAACGACCTGGTGCAGTTCTTCTACAGCTGACAAATCCACCACAGACGCAAAGAGGCTGCCTTATGGCGGCCTTTTTTATGCGGCAAATACCACAAAGGTAATATTTATCCGTTTACGGTTGATCTTTTCGTGTGCTCAGGCAAAATTATCGTAATCACAACCGCAATGAGGTTCCGACTGTGAAGATTATCACCAGAACTGAGGCCGCAAAGACCGGTATGAAGCGTTATTACACCGGGAAGCCCTGCAAGCACGGACACGACAGCGAACGCTGGGTTTATAACGGCCACTGTGTGGCATGCACCATGGAAAGCAACAAGCGACGCCAGGACGAAATCAAGCGCCTTATGGCAGCGGCAGAACAAGGCGAATCCGCGGGGGTGATCTGATGGCCAGTAGCTGGATAAAAGTCGAGGTCATCACACCCGACAAGCCGGAAATTTTTCAAATAGCGGAAATCCTTAATATCGACCCCGACGCCGTTCTCGGAAAGCTCGTGCGCATATGGGCGTGGGCAGATCAGCAGACCATAGACGGTAACGCTGGCAGCGTTACAAAAGGAGTGCTGGATAGACTCGCTTTTATTACAGGGTTCGCTGATGCGCTGATCACTGTCGGCTGGCTGGCATATGAAGATGGTCGGCTCGTACTTCCTAACTTCGAACGGCACAACGGGGAATCATCGAAAAAACGGGCGCTTACAAACCGTCGCGTCGCTGAACACCGAAAACGTGAAACGCAAAAAGTAACGCAAACAGCGTTACGAAAAGAGTTACCAGAGGAAGAGGAAGAGGAAGATATAAAAGATAAAACCCCACATAGCGCGCGAGTGAAATTTGAGCCTGTGGATAACCCCCATAATCAGAGGTTGTCGAAAAACCCTGACCCCGGAGCCGGAAACTTTGTGATGGATGGTTACGTGCCACCAGGCGGATCTGCACCGCTGGGTAAATTCGCGATATCGCCGGACTGGAAACCCGACCCCGATTTCAGGAAGCAGGCCGCGATATGGGGCATCCAGCTGACGAAAGAGGTGACCCCCCAGGAGCTGGCATCGTTCATCGACTTCTGGCAGGCAGAGGGGAAGGCATTTCACCACACCCAATGGCAGCAGAAGCTGGCGCGCAGCGTTCAGCAGAGCCGGAACAGAGTTAACGGCAGGGCCGGGCGAGACGTTAACGCGATACCAGAGCCAGAAGACGAGATCCCTCCAGGCTTCAGGGGATGATTTTTTTGTTGCGTGACATGTTTACCAAAATGGTAATTTTATTTATCTGTATCGCTTGAAATCTATTCGTAAAAGTATCAGTATTACCTTTAAGGTAAAGGCTCAAGGAAACCAACATGGGCGTGATTATCGGGATTGACCCCGGCTGTAGCGGGGCGCTGGTGGCAGTAGACGAAACCGGCGAATACGTGGCGCACCTGAGCATGCCGACCATCAAAGTCGGCAGCAAGGCGCGGGTTAACGGCGCGCAGCTGGCGGCCTGGCTTCAGTCGTGGAGCATCAGCCACGCGTATCTGGAGCATGTCGGCGCCATGCCGGGGCAGGGAACCGCGAGCATGTTCACGTTCGGGCATGCAGCAGGCATCGCCGAAGGGATTCTGCAGGGGGCTCACATCCCCTACACGCTTGTGACGCCGCAGGCGTGGAAAAAGGCCGCTGGCCTCATCGGCAGCGACAAAGACGCGGCGCGGAGCCGGGCAATTCAGCTGTACCCGGCACTCCGCGCGCTGGATGCAAAAGCCAAAGGGCAGGCCATCGCCGACGCGCTTCTGATCGCACGACACGGCTTAATGCTTAAGTCCTGATTTGTCAGATGATTAAAAAATCAATACGGGTGAATTATGCACATTGAAAACAATGAGTTAGTGAAGGCGGGTCATGAGCTGGCGAAGTGCCTCGACAACGAGCCGCTGCTGGATATCGCGAAGATGATTGTCCGCCTGGCGGATAAGCTCGAAGTTACCACTCTGGCGCTGCGCGAAAAGACGAAGCAGTGCGAAGAGTTGGCGGCAGAGAGTGCGGCGCTGAAGTCTGCAATTCAAACGCACAGCGAATCTGTCCACTTTTGCGAGGTGTGCGGGAAAGACGATCCGTGCAGCACGGATGATGTGTGTTATGCGCTCAAAGAAACCACCGCCACCGACGCATTCCTGCGCGAATTAAAGGCGCAGGGAGTGGGAGAATTGGCGCAATTTGCCGGTGAAGAGTATCAGCGCCATAAGGCGGTAGGTGATAGGACGGGCCAGAGGAAATGGAAGAGCTTCGTGCTGCTGTGCTCTGACTTTGCCAACCAAATACGTCAAGGCGGTGCCGCATGAGCGACGAAGCAATGAAAATGGCTCTGGCCCGGCAATTGAGCATCGCGCTGCAAGACATAGGTGCTCCTGTCGAACTTTTGTTCATCGTTGGCAGCTACGGCGACACGCAGACCGACTCTGACATTCTGGAAATGCTTGAACAGTACAACGATCGAGGAACGTGCATGGAATCGATTATCGCTCCTGAGTACACATGGACTCCGAAAACAGGCGGTGCCGCATGAACACAGCAAAACTGAAAGCGGTGCCGCGACATTCTGTAGACGGCTATGGACGTCAGGATATTTCCTACAACGACCCGGAAGGGGAATTTGTTTTTTACAGCGATTATGAAGCGCTGAAAGATGCGCTGGAAGCCGCGCATAAGCGCATCGCTGAGCTGGAGGCGCGGACGGTTAAGTTGCCGAGCATTAACCCTCAAATGTTCAACGACGATGTGATGTTTGGTTATCGAAAAGCACAACGCGAGGCTGTTGAGTTTTGCGCCGCAGCAGGCATCAATCTTGAGACAGGGGGTGAAGCGTGAGCGAAATTAACGGCTACGTATCAGACGAAACGATAGAGTTGATACTCGCTGGCGTTATTGAGGGTGTTCAGCCGACAACTCAAGAAGTGGCGATGGCGCGCGAACTGCGTGCGCTACGTAAAATACTCGACGGCGTGACGCAAGAGGCGATAGACGGCGGCTGGACTGCGCGCGGTTTGAGTGATTACGCAAAACAGCTCGAAACCGAGCTGGCTGCGCTGCGGGAGCGGGCGGAGCCTGTAGCTTGGCGTCACGATGACGGGCCTTTCGCTTCGGGGGCATTAACCAGATCAAAATCTGTTGCTGAAACTTGGATGGCGAAGGGCTGGAAAGTTACCCCGCTCTACACCGCACCGCCCGCGCAGCCCGTCGCGGTGACGGATGACTATTTCGCGGCATTGGTTGCAGCGGCCCGCTCGCGCGCAGATAAGGCCATGCGCAAATTCCCGCAGCCGAACTATGTACTGAATAAAGTAGCAGAGGAAAACGGCGAGGTGATCAAGGCGGTCATCCACTATACCGAGGGCCGTGAAGAATGGGCCAATGTTGAAGGTGAGATTATCGACAACCTGGCGATGCTCATCAGGCTGGTTGTCGAAGGCGATCAGGTTATCGGCTTCACGCCTCCAGACGCCTGCCGCACCGCCATGCTCGCAGAGCCGGGCAAGCCGGTAGCCGAAACCGACACCACCGCGCAGCAGTTCGAATCGCTGGCAGGTAAGGCGGTTGGTGGTTGGATTCCATGCAGCGAGCGGATGCCTAAAATTGGGGACGAAATCTTCTACTACTGCGAGGATGACGGAATAAGGGACTGCGGAACTGTAGGCTCATCAAACTTTACAGGAAGAGGTGATTCTGAACTCTTTGTTCACTCTGAAGGTTTTGACCTTCATTTAGGAGCTGGCATAACCCACTGGATGCCACTACCGGCAGCGCCGGGCAAGGAGGGGTAATGGAAGACAAATGCATTGGAATCATGGGCAGCATCTTAGGCCATTCGTTTTCCACGGTCATGACGAAGGAGGCGGCGCGCGTAGTGCCTACTTTAGAAGGCAATGAGCCGGCTGTAACAAAGGTGCTGGATGCTTTCCGAAATGAAACCTACCACGGTATTTTCTGCAAGCGTTGCGGGAAGGTGATAAATGCCTAAATCCGCAGCAGAGCGCAAAGCGGCGCAGCGCGCCCGCCAGGCCGCCGCTGGTGGTCGTAAACTGGAGCTGGTGCTCGACCAGCAGGAACTGGATATGGTGGCGCGTAACTGCGCCGCCCGCCGCCCCGGCAAAGAGGCGTACGAGCTCAACGAGTACATCGCAATGCTGATACGCCAGGATGAAGCCAGATTGCAGGAGCAAATCGCGGAACTCGGCGCCCGCCAGTGCGGCAAGTGCGGCGACGCGCTGCCGGTCGACAGCTGCCCTTGCCAGGGTGATTCGCAGTGTTGGGTTACTGGCGGGTGGCATGAGCTTAAATTAACCGTGTGACATGTCACGAAACGCAATCCGCAAACGAATTAACCGCCTCTACGGCGGTTTCTTTTTGTGTGATAGTATTACCAAAATGGTAATAGTTTTGAGGTTATAGCCATGGCCGAAGGCGCGGGAAAGCGAAAATCAACCAAATTTAAACCGTTAACGGATATGCAGGAACGTTACTGTCAGGAATACGTGAAGACGCCTGACGCTCAGGGACAGGCAGCAAAGCGCGCCGGGTTCTCGTCGTATGACAACGCCGCCATGCGCATGATGAAAGACGACCGTATCCGCGACCGCATCGCCGAACTCATGGAAGAGCGCAACAAGCGCCTGCGCGTCAGCGCCGATTATGTGCTGATTCGCCTGGTGGAAATCGATCAGATGGACGTGCTGGATATCCTGAACGATGACGGCAGCCTCAAGCCGATCCGCGACTGGCCGAAGGTATGGCGCACCTCTCTCAGTGCGATGGATATCAACCGGCTCCGCATGGCCGGCAAGGATGGAGAGGACGATATCGAGTCCACCCTGCAGAAAGTTAAATGGCCCGACAAGGTGAAAAACCTTGAGCTCATCGGTAAGCACGTAGACGTCAACGCGTTCAAAGAAGTCCATGAGCACAACGTTAACCTGTCGCTGGCTGACCAGATGGCGAAAGCCCGCCAGCGCGCCGCGAACAGCAAGAAAGGCGCGAAGAAGGTGAAAGCCGATGAGTGATGCCATCGATATCCAGTCTCAGCTGGTGGAGGATATCGCCAGCTTCACGCACGATCCGCTCGGGTATGCGCTCTACGCGTTTCCGTGGGGCGAGCCCGGTTCCGAGCTGGAAGATTCAGAGGGGCCGCGCGACTGGCAGGCGGAAGCGTTCGACGAAATAGGGCAGCACCTCTCCGACCCGGTGACACGGTTCGAGCCGCTCATGATTGCCCGCGCTTCCGGCCACGGTATCGGCAAATCTGCGTTCATCTCGATGCTGATCAAGTGGGGCATGGACACCTGCGAAGACTGCAAAATCGTGGTGACGGCCAACACCGAGAACCAGCTGCGCACAAAGACCTGGCCGGAAATCGCCAAGTGGCAGCGACTCAGCATCACCCGAGACTGGTTCACCGCCACCGCCACCGCGATTTACTCCAACGACCCGAACCACACTAAAGCCTGGCGCGCCGACGCTATCCCGTGGAGCGAGAACAACACCGAGGCGTTCGCGGGCCTGCACAACAAGGGCAAGCGGATCATCCTGGTATTTGATGAAGCATCCAATATCGCGGATCTGGTGTGGGAAGTAGCAGAAGGCGCGCTGACGGACGAAGGCACCGAAATTATCTGGGTGGCATTCGGTAACCCGACGCGAAACACCGGGCGATTCCGCGAATGTTTCCGAAAATACCGGCACCGCTGGAAGTGCAAGCAGATCGACTCCCGCACCGTCGAAGGCACCAACAAATCGCAGATCGAGAAGTGGGCCGCCGACTACGGAGAAGACAGTGACTTCTTCAAAGTTCGCGTGCGTGGCATCTTCCCGGACGCGTCAGAAACGCAGTTCATCCCGACCGGCATGACCGAAGAGGCGCTGACGCGAATCGTCACCGAGGCGCAGGTGGCGCACGCACCGGTTATTCTCGGCGTCGACCCGGCATATTCCGGCGCTGACGACGCGGTTATCTATCTGCGGCAGGGGCTGCACAGCAAACTGCTCTGGCGCGGCAGCAAGACCACTGACGATCTGATTATGGCGAAGCGCATCGCCGACTTTGAGGACCAGTATCGCGCCGACGCCGTGTTTATTGACTTTGGCTACGGCACCGGCCTTAAATCCATTGGCGACGGCTGGGGGCGTGCGTGGACGCTGATCCCGTTCGGCGGCAAGTCAACCGACCCGCAGATGCTGAATAAGCGCGGCGAGATGTACAACAACGTGAAAACCTGGCTCAAGCTGGGCGGAACGCTGGATGAGCGCGAGACGGCGGAGGATTTGTCGGCTGTCGAGTACAAGGTGCGCGTCGACGGCAGGATTGTGCTGGAGCCCAAAGAAGATATCAAAGACCGCCTGGGGCGCTCGCCAGGCTGCGGTGATGCCCTGGCGCTGACGTTCGCATTCCCGGTTTCAAAACGGATGAACCTGCCCGGCCATCAGCAGGGCAGAACCATCAGCGACTATGACCCGTATGCATAAAAAAATGCCCGCACGGGGCGGGCTAACTGGAAGCAATGAGGGTTGGCTTGTTACAGCGGGAAACCATCGCGATGGCGTCCTGGTGTAAAAAGGGCGGTGGTCAGTAAGGACTATCACAACTGCCACCGCCAACGACTACACACAGCTTGCTACGGGATATCACGATCCTGAGGCGTGATTGGGTTGTGGTGGCCGGTGCTGATCTCCGTCTTGCTAAATTATCTTCGCTTTAGCGGGCCTTTTGCGCATCAGCCTGCGCATTCACCACAACGGAAAGAGCACTTGCGGAGTCGAACCGCCTTGGCTTCTAGAGCTTTCGCATATAGCTAATCGCTAGTCTCCGTCACCCGTAATGCTCTTACCTGTTGTGCCCTCGTCTCTTCCGAGGTGTCACACCGTACCGCCAGGATGGTGAGTCCCCTGTTCGTGCAGATGGCTTGCACATTCCGGCTACCCGCGACGGCGCAAAATCAAGGACCGCCCGGACCGCTGCGGCGCATGTGCCATACGCCGTACTGCATCCCACCTAAAGCGCACTCTACCGTTTGCGTTTAACGACCAGACACTGAGCCCAGAAACAGAATGCGCTTTGTTGTGGGGTTTGTCTTTACCAAAAAGGTAATAATTAATACAACTTGTGTCAATAATCTACATCAAATAATTCTTATGTGGTTAAATTGGTAATAATTTAACTGGCATCATGAGGTCGTGAAATGTGCATTGGCAGCAAACCTTCCATTCCTAAAGCGGCTCCGGTTGTTCAGGCTGCACCGCAGGAGCAGGACCAGGCCGTTGTTGACGCTCGCGACGAAGAGACTCGCCGCCGCCGCGCCGCCGCCGGTCGCAACTCAACCATGCTGACTGGTGCGCAGGGCGACACCTCCGCCGCGTCTACCAGCGGCAAAACGCTGCTCGGTCAATAACGGAGCGCCGGTAGATGCCAATGAAGAACGAAACCCTGAAAGAGCAACTGACGAAGCAGCTTGGCATGCTGGAGCAGGAGCGCACTACTTTCGAACCTCACTGGCGCGAACTGAGCGATTTCATTATCCCGCGCGGCTCTCGCTTCCTGACCAGTGAAGCTAACCGCGGCGACCGCCGCAATAACAAAATCGTTGATCCGACGGCAACGATGGCAAACCGCACGCTCTCAAGCGGCATGATGTCGGGCATCACCAGCCCGGCCCGCCCGTGGTTCAAGCTGGCGACACCAGATCCGGAAATGATGGATTATGGCCCGGTCAAGATGTGGCTGGAGACGGTGCAGAACCGCATGAACGACATGTTCAATAAGTCGAACCTGTACCAGTCATTGCCGATCATTTACTCAAGCCTGGGAACATTCGGCACCGGCGCGCTCGCCGTGCTTGAAGATGACGAAGACGTTATTCGCACGATGCCGTTCCCGGTTGGCAGCTACTACATCGCAAACAGCCCGCGTCTCAGCGTCGATACGTGTTTCCGCAAATTTTCCATGACCGTGCGCCAGTTGGTGCGTGAGTTCGGCTTGAATAGCGTCAGCAGCAGCACAAAAAGCGCCTTTGAGAACGGCACCTATGAAAAGTGGGTTGATGTGGTGCATGCCGTATACCCGAACATGAACCGAGAAACGGGCAAGATGAATGCCAAAAACAAGGCGTTCCGCTCCGTATATTTCGAGGTTGGCGGCGATAACGATAAAGTGCTGCGTGAATCCGGCTATGACGAATTCCCTGTCATGGCACCACGCTGGGAAGTCAACGGCGAGGACGTTTACGGCTCATCCTGTCCTGGCATGATTGCGCTCGGGCAGGTTAAAGCGTTGCAGCTCGAACAGCGCCGCAAAGCGCAGCAGATCGACAAGCAAACCAACCCGCCGATGATTGGCCCGACTTCTCTGAAAACCCAACGCGTATCCCTGTTGCCTGGCGATATCACTTATGTCGACCAGGTGACGGGGGCCGAAGGTCTGCGCCCGGCGTACATGGTTAACCCAAACCTGGGCGATCTGCTGGGCGACATTCAGGACACGCGCCAGCTCATCAATAGCGCCTATTTCGTCGATCTCTTCATGATGCTCCAGAACGTCAACACCCGCTCAATGCCGGTTGAAGCGGTTATCGAGATGAAAGAAGAGAAGCTGCTGATGCTCGGCCCGGTGCTGGAACGCCTCAACGATGAGTTTCTTGACCCTCTGATTGACCGCGCTTTCTCCATGATGGCACGCAAGAACATGCTGCCGCCGCCGCCAGACGTGATGCAGGGGATGCCGCTGCGCATCGAATACATCTCCGTGATGGCGCAGGCGCAGAAAGCTATAGGACTCAGCAGCCTTGAGCGTTTTGTCGGTTTCGTTGGCAACCTCGCAAGCGCCAAGCCGGAAGCGCTGGACAAGCTCGACGTCGACCAGGCCATCGACAACTACGCCGTCATGTCTGGCGTATCACCGACCGTTGTCGTCCCGCAGGAGCAGGCGCAGCAGACCCGCAACGACCGCGCGCAGCAGCAACAGCAGGCTATGGCGCTGCAAACCGGCATGGCGGCAGTGCAGGGCGCTAAAACTCTGAGCGAAGCCAAAACCGCCGATCCGAATCTTCTCACGGCTCTGGCCGGTGCCGCCGGAGGTCAGCCGCAATGACTGATATCTACGACGAAGACCAGCCGACAGCCGAGCAAATTGCCCAGCAGAAACTCCGCGAAGAGCGAGACGCCGCTGATATCCGAGCCGTGATGGGCACCGAGGCTGGTCGCCGCGTCATCTGGCGCGTGCTCTCGCAGGGCAAGACATTTGCCACGACCTTTGCTGGCGATCCGCACGTAACTGCATTTAACGAAGGGCAGCGAAACATGGCGCTGGCGTTATTTCAGCGCGTCATGACCTGCTGCCCGGATCTGTATCTGACGATGGCCGACGAGGCCGCCAAACAGGAGTGACCATGAATCTGTTTCAACGTCTCTTATTTCGCCGTCTCTGCAGCGAGCAACCCGCCGACGGCGGTGCTGGTGGCGGTGGCGCACCATCTGAAGCCTCTGGCGCACCTGCTTCAGAACAGCCGCAGGGAAATGCAGACCAGCAGCCTGGCGCGCAGGCAGAAGGCCAGTCTCAGGATCTGGCAGAACAAAAAACCGATGACGGCGCACAGCAGCCGAAAACTGATGAAGAGAAGCCGGGCGAAAAGAAAGACGAAACCAAAAAGCCCGAAGGCGCGCCGGAAAAATATGAGCTGACAGCTGGCGAGGGCGTCGAGCTGGATGCCGCGGCATTGAAAGAGTTTGAGCCGATCGCGCGTGAGCTGAACCTTAGCAACGAGCAGGCGCAGAAGCTGGTGAACGTTTATGCCTCAAAAATCCTGCCGCTGGTTAATCAGCAGCAACTGGAAGCCTGGCAGAAGCAGGGCGAAGAGTGGCAGCAGGCCATCAAGGCCGACAAAGAAATCGGCGGTGACAAGCTCACGTCGAGCATCAGCGCCGCGCAGCGCGCGATCGACCAGTTCGGCACTCCCGAGCTGAAAGAATACCTAGAAGCGTCCGGGCTCGGGAATAACCCCGCGCTGGTGCGTTTCTGCGTACAGGTCGGTAAAGCCATGTCGGAAGACAACATGGTGACCGGCGGAAATCAAGGCCAGCGTAGTGCGGCCGAAGTGCTCTATGGCAACCAAGAGGAAATAAACCATGGCTGTTAAAGGCTTAAATGCGCTGACGCTGGCGGACTGGGGTAAGCGCGTAGATAACAGCGGGAAGACCGATACGATTATCGAGCTTCTCTCCCAGAGCAACCCGATCCTGGAAGATATGCCGTTCGTTGAAAGTAACTCTCCGACCGGTCACCGCACCACGATTCGCACCGGCTTGCCGGATGCTTACTGGCGCATGATTAACTCCGGCGTGCCGAAGGGTAAATCCACCACGGTTCAGATCACCGATACCATGGGGATGCTTGAAACCTACGCCGAAATCGACAAGTCTCTCGCCGATCTGAACGGAAACACCGCTGAATTCCGTTTGTCGGAAGACCGTGCCTTCCTGGAAGGCATGAATCAGAAAATGGCGCAGACGCTTTTCTACGGTGATACCAGCGTCAACCCGCAGCAGTTCATGGGACTGGCGCCTCGCTATTCCAGCAAATCCGCTGGCAACGGCCAGAACATCATTGATGCTGGCGGCACCGGCACCGACAACACCTCTATCTGGTTGGTGGTGTGGGGCGAAAACACCGTCCACGGCATTTTTCCGAAAGGGCAGAAGGCTGGTTTGTTTATGGAAGACAAAGGTCAGCAGACGCTGCTTGATGCCAACGGTAACCCCTATGAAGGCTATCGCACCCATTACAAATGGGATGCTGGCCTGACATTGCGCGACTGGCGCTACGTTGTTCGCATCGCGAATATCGACGTGAGCGACCTGTCAGTACCTGGCTCTGCCGCTAACATCGTTAACCTGATGATCCGCGCGCTGCACCGCATTCCTAACCGGGGCATGGGTAAGCCGGTGTTCTACATGAACCGCACCGTTGCTCATGCTCTCGATACTCAGTCTCTGGACAAAGCCTCTCTGGCTCTGACCGTCAAAGAGACCGAGGGCGAGTGGTGGACCGCTTTCCGCGGCGTGCCGATTCGTGAAACCGACGCGATTCTTGAAACCGAATCTCGCGTTGTTTAACGCCTGTCATTAACCGGCGGGCCGCGGGCCCGCCAGAAGGAGATATAGAGATGATCCTCGACAAACTGTTGATGTTCTCCGAAGCGCAGGCGGTTACCGCGTCGGCAGCTTCCACTGATGTTATCGACCTCGGCCCGATTGACGGCACCCGCCGCGATATCGGTGTCGGTGAGCCGCTGGAGTGGTTCGTTACCGTCAATACCACAGCGACCGCCGCAGGTGCTGCAACGGTCAACGTTAACCTGCAAACCAGTACGGATAACTCGACCTGGACGACTATCGCGAGTTCTGGCGATCTGGCACTGGCCGCGTTGACCGCTGGCAAGCGCATCGTCTCGCAGAAGGTGCCGCAGGGCGTGCAGCGTTACCTGCGCCTGAACTACACCGTAGGAACCGGGCCGCTGACCGCTGGCGCATTCACCTCCGGCATCAACCTTGACGTAGACGGTAACAACACCTACTACGCCACCCGCTCACGAATCACTGGTTAAGGGTTAGAAGATGGCACAGGAAAAAGCGAAGTACCGCATTCTGCGTCTGTCCTTTATCGGCAATCAGTTGCTGGATGAAGGCGCGGAAATTGAATATGACGGCGAGCCGGGCAGCGCGCTGGAGCCGCTGAACGACGCGGCGAAAGCTGCGAAGAAAAAAGCTGAGCAGAAGGCCGAACAGAAACGAGGTAAATCCACCGCTGCTGACGGCCCGGCACCGGTCCCCAGTGTTCTGAACCCTGTTGTGCAGAACCCGGAAGGCCCGGTCGCTGGTGCTAATGGCGAAGCTGGTGATGGCACTGGCGCTGTCAGTGACGAACTCACCGCGCTGCGCCAGCAATACGAAGATCTGTTCAACGAGAAGCCCGGCAATATGAAGGCTGAGACGTTGCAAGACCGCATTGCTAAAAAACGCGCCGAGTTGGGCCTTTAAGCCCCAGTAAGAACAAGGGGCTTCGGCCCCTTTATTGCAGGAGTGGGTTATGGATCTGGTAAATCTCAAAAACGGCACCGACACCTATCAGGACGAAAGCGGCGAAACCAAAACCCGCGATGATTATCCGTGGGGGCTGCGTATCAACCTTGATAATGAAACTCTGAAAAAGCTCGGCGTAAGCATGCCCGCCGTCGGATCGGAAGTGATGATTACCGCCCGTGCGGTCGTTAAGGGCACATCAGTGCGCGATGACGGCGATGAAAAGTATCAGAACGCCGACGTGCAGATCACTCATATGGCAATCGAACCGGCGCAGGCTGAGCAGCTGAAATCAGCCGCTGACACGCTCTACGGCGGGGGTGAATAATGGCTTCGGTGGTCGAAATCTGCAATCTGGCGCTGAGCAATATCGGCAGCAGCCGCAGCATCAACAGCCTCGATGAAAAGAGCAAAGAGGCTGACGTGTGCAACCTCCATTTCGAAGCGTGCCGCGATGCTGTCCTGGCAGACGCCGAATGGAATTTCGCCACCAAGCGCGTCGCGTTGGCCGACACTGGCATTGCGCCGCCTGACTGGGCATATGCCTATGCCTATCCCACTGACTGCCTGCGCATCATTGAAATCATGGTGCCGGGCGTGCGCTATCCGACTGCTGCCATGCGCATCAATTACGAGACGGGCGTCAACGACGCGGGAACCGGCAAGCTTATCTACACCGACCAGCAGGAAGCGCGGCTGAAGTATGTCGCTCGTATCACCGATGTGAATATGTTCGATCCGTTGTTCCAGGATGCTCTTGCCTGGCGGCTGGCTGCTGCTATCAACATGCCTGTGACCGGCACCGCAGACCTGACGCGTTTTTGCCTTCAGATGTACCAGAGCGTAATCCTCAGCGCCGGATCTCACAGCATGAATGAAAGCCAGGAGCCGCAAGCACCTGACAGCGAATTCACGACAGCGAGGTTGTCATAATGCCGATTAGCTGGATTCAGCCGAGCTTTGCTGGTGGAGAAATTGCGCCGTCGCTTTACGGCCGCATTGACATGGCTAAGTACCAGGTGGCGCTACGCCGGTGCAGTAACTTTATCGTGCGGCAGTATGGAGGGGTAGAAAACCGTCCCGGAACGCAGTTCATCGCCGCGGCAAAATATCCGAACAAAAAATGCCGATTAATCCCGTTCCAGTTTTCAACGGTACAAACTTATGCACTTGAGTTCGGCGATAAATACATGCGAGTGTTCAAGGATGGCGGGCAGGTGCTGGTCAGCGGTACGAGCAATATCTACGAGCTGGTTACACCTTATGCGGAAGCAGACCTGTTCAGACTTAAGTTCACACAGTCAGCTGACGTTCTGACCATCGTTCATCCGAAATATCCGCCGATGGAGTTACGCCGTTACGCACACGATAACTGGCAAATCGTCGCTGTGCAGACTAAAAACGGTCCGTTTGAGGATATTAACGTCGACGAGGCTCAGAAGGTGTATGCCAGCGCTTCGACTGGAACCATAACGCTAACTGCTACATCCTCCATTTTTGGCTCTGAGCAGATTGGTAAGCTCTTTTATCTGGAGCAGCCAGCGGTTGACTCTGTTCCTGTGTGGGAGACGGGGAAAAAGGCTACAGCAGGTGGCATTATCCGGGCCGGTAGCAACTATTACAAAGCTTTGACGACTGGAACCACCGGCACACTGCGACCATCGCACACCGAGGGCGCAGCATGGGATGGATGGGGCGGCACTGCTGACACTGATACTGGTGTGCAATGGCAGTACCTGCATAGTGGCTTTGGGATAGCGCGCATTACCGCGGCGAGCGGCACTACGGCAACAGCAACAGTAATCTCGTACATTCCAGAGAATGTTGTCGGATCAGGGCGGCCGAGCTTCAAATGGGCCCGCTATGCCTGGAATGATGTGAATGGTTATCCCGGCACCGTCGTTTATTACCAGCAGCGCCTTTTTTTCGCGGCAAGCACCGCGTTTCCGCAAACCATCTGGGCCAGCCGGATAGGGGATTACAAAGACTTCGGCAAAAACAACCCTATCCAGGATGATGACCGCATCATTTACACATACGCTGGCCGGCAGGTGAATGAGATCCGCCACCTTATTGACGTCGGATCGCTGGTTGCGCTGACGTCCGGCGGAGAATACATCATCACCGGAGACCAGAACAAAACCCTGACGCCGAGCGCGTTCGCCTTTTCCTCACAGGGCTCAAACGGGTGCAGTAACCTGCCGCCGATTGCAGTTGCCAATATAGCGCTATTCGTGCAGGAGAAGGGCAGCGCCGTGCGCGATCTGGCCTATTCTTTCGACGTGGACGGATATCAGGGTAATGACCTGACAATTCTCGCAAACCATCTTTTCCAGAAGCACAGCATTGTGGACTGGTCCTTCAGCACTGTCCCTTATTCGACTGCCTGGTGCTGCCGCGATGACGGAATGCTGCTGGCGTTAACCTATCTCAAAGACCAGCAGGTTTTTGCCTGGGCGCCGCAGCCGACTGACGGCTCTTTCGAATCAACCTGCTCGATCAGTGAAAGCCAGGAGGATGCCGTTTATTTCGTGGTGCGCCGCGTTATAAACGGGGAGACGGTACGCTACATTGAGCGACTTGCCAGCAGGTTGTTCACCTCTATCGAGGACGCTTTTTTTGTCGACTGCGGCCTGAGTTATGACGGGCGTAACGCCTCGGCGGCTACGATAAAAATTACCGGTGGTAGTGATGATTGGGATTATCGGCAGGAATACACCTTAACCATGTCCGGTGGCCTTGGATTCACAGGTTCGGACGTCGGTGCACAAATCCAGATCCCTTACGTTGGGCAGGACGCAAACGGAAACCCGCAGGACATGGAGTTACGCTGTAACATTACCCAGCTTACAACCGCTAACGTCGTGAAAATATCTGCCAGCAGAAACATCCCCCCAGAGCTTCGAGATACTGCTGTCACTAACTGGCAGATGGCACGTCAGACCTTCTCCGGGCTTGGCCACCTTGAAGGGAAAACGGTAAGCATCCTTTCTGATGCCAACGTCGAACCTCAAAAGGTCGTAACTGGCGGGGCGGTAACTCTCGAATCCCCAGGCGCAGTGGTGCATATCGGCCTGCCTTATACCTCCCAGCTTGAAACCCTTGACGTCAACATCAACGGTCAGGAAACGTTGCTGGATAAAAAGCAGCTAATCACCTCTGTTTCTCTGGTGGTGAATGCCAGCCGCGGGATATGGGCCAGTACGCCCGGCGGGCAGTTTTATGAATACCCACAGCGTGAGTTTGAGTTTTACGACGATCCGGTTGATGACGCTACCGGCAAGGTAACGCTGAAAGTAGACAGCACATGGGGGCTGAACGGACGCATTATTGTGCGCCAGCAAGACCCGTTGCCTCTGTCGGTTCTGGCTCTGATCCCGGCACTGGCTGTAGGGGGGCGAAATGCTTGATGTTCGTATAGTGCCAGCCGAGCAGCGCCACATCGAAGAGATGTTACCTCTCGTTCGGCAGGCAGATGTCAATGAGTTTATCGCTATTTCCGGCCAGTCGCCGCGCGAAGTGATGGAGCATGGCCTGCGAATTTCCACCTTCTGCTGCGCCGGGCTAATTAACGGAAAAGTGGTGACGATTTTCGGTGTGGCGCCAGCCTCTATCCTGAGTGGAAGGGGGATTCCGTGGCTTGTTGGCACGGACGATCTGCATAAATACCAGCGCACGTTTCTGAGACATTGCCGTCACGTAGTCAATGCAATGCTGATGCCCTATCCGTATCTTGAGAACTATGTTGACGAGCGTAATCACGTGGCTAAAGCGTGGCTTAAATGGCTCGGTTTCCATCTCGAAGATTCGGTGCCATACGGCAAAGAGCAGCGGCAGTTCCATCGCTTTTACATGGAGAGAAAATAATGTGTAGCCCAGCTATCGCGCTGGCGGGCGCAAGCGTCGCGCTTGGCGGCCTGTCGGCGTACAACCAGTACCAGAACGGGAAATATCAATCTGCTGTTGCTGAGCAGAATGCAGACGTTGCAGAAGCCCAGGCGCAGGATTCGATAAACCGCGGCAATGCGCAGGCTGACGAAGTCAGACGCCGAAACCGCCAGGCCATGGGCACACAGGCGGCCACCTCAGCAGCGACCGGTGCAGACATCAGCACCGGCAATGCCCTTGATATCTTCGGCGATACGGCGCAATTCGGCGAACTAGATGCACTCACTACAGTGAATAATGCCCAGCGTGAGGCTTACGGTTTCAATGTGCAGGCGGAAAACTATCGTTCGGAAGCAAGCGCGGCTCGCAAGCAGGGCAGTATGGGCGCGCTTACTACGCTGCTTACCGCACCGCTGAATGCATACGGCGCTTATAAGATTGCTGGCGGAGCCTGGGCTCCGTTTACGCAAAGCAAGGCCGCGCCGATCACCGCCGCTGTCGGTACTCCAACAGGTCGATAAGGAGAGCGAAAAATGCCAGTTGTACCAACCACTACAGGAAGGCAGGTTGAAAGCCGTGGCTTTTCATCGCCAGGCTTTGCGGCGCAGTCATCGCCAAATATTGGTGATGCAGTCACTGCTGTTGGTGACAAATATGTTGGCGCGCTGGCAGAGGCTAAGCAGCGGGCTAACGTCGCACTGACCCAGGAAGCAAGCCTTCAGCTTAATGCCGTCGGCAATGATCTGCTGACAAACCCGGATACTGGATTCCTGAACCTTCAGGGTAAAAATGCCATAGGCAAAAGCCAGGAATACACGCAGCAGTTTGACCAACAGGTTGAGCAGATCGCTGCAGGACTGCCTGACGAGCAGACTCGCAATGCTTTCTTGCAGCAGGCCCAGCAACAGCGAATGAGCTTCACCACCCAGGCCGGGCGGCATGAAGCGGGGCAGGTTCGGCAGTACGAAGCTGGCATGCAGGAAGCAACGCTGAAAACCCTTACCACGCAGTTCATGAACCCAGAAATGGCTAACGTTGCCGGACTGACTGCCAGGAACAGCATTATTGCCTATGGCAAAGCCCACGGGCAGAGCGATGAAGAGATAGAGCAGAACTGGATTTCGTGGCGTGAAAATGCGGCGAAAGGTGCATCTGAGGCCTGGTATGTGCCGATGTATCAGCAGATGCTGGGGCCAGGCGGCAAGATTCAGGTGACGGACACACCTACGGAAGCGCAACTGTTTTCCGCGATGATCTGGAATGAGAGTGGTGGCAATCAGTACAGCAAAGACGGCGCTCCCCTTGTGTCGCCGAAAGGCGCGGTGGGCGTGGCGCAGGTGATGGAGGATACCGGGCCGGAGGCTGCGCGTCTGGCTGGTCTGCCATGGGATCGCGATAAATGGCTGAATGACCCGCGTTATAACGCAAAACTCGGGCAGGCTTATTTCGGCGCCCAGATGAAAAAATATGGCAATAACCCGGTGCTGGCGGTGGCGGCATATAACGCCGGACCCGGTGCTGTTGACGACTGGATTAATGGCACCAATAAATCAGGTAGCAATCCATCAAAAGTTAAGCTTGGCGACCCACGCACCGGCGAAGTCAGCAATGAGCAATTCGCGGCGGCTATTCCCTACGAAGAAACCAGAAATTACGTGGCGAAAGTTACCGGCAGCGCGGCGGCTATCCCCGGTGATGCGACGATGGAGAACCTGATTTCACAGCCGTGGTGGAATGCCATGAGTCCGGCCAGCAAAGCTCAAATGATGAGTAAGGTGGCAGGTCTCTACGATATGCAGGCATCTGCCGGTCGCGTAGCGCTGCAAAGCCGGATGCAGGATGATCTGGCCCGCCTTGAAGCTGGACAACCGGTAGAGCCAATCAGCGCGCGTGAGTGGGCAGCGGTCATGCCGTTGCAGGCCGCCCCTGCAGAACGCATGCAGATGGAGAAAACCTACCAGCAATATCAGCAGGCCATGACCCTGCAGCCAGTTTACCAGTCAATCATGCAGGGTAACGTGCAGCAGGCGACGGCGGCAGTGCAGGCGTTACAACCGCAGGAAAACGACGCCGATTTCAAATATAAGCATGAGCTGTACGCAACAGCTCAGTCAAAGCTGAACCAGGTGCTGAAGGCGCGCGAGTCTGATCCGGGAACCTGGCTGCAACAATATTCTCCGGTGGTGCAGAGCGCGTTTGCCGAATACCAGAACAATCAGGCATCAGGGGAATATCTGGTTTCGCGCATCCAGTCCGAGAAAGACCGGCTGGGCATCCGCAGCAAAAAGGTTCTTCCCGACACGATGGTAAACAGCCTGCTTGAACGCATCGATAATTCTCAGGAATCGAGCGTCACCGCGATCCAGTCGGTGGCGCAGTCGTTCGGGAAATACTCCGATCAGGTGATGCAGCAGGTGCAGAAAAATGCATTCCCGGCGCTACAGGTTGTGATGGCTACAGAAAACCCGCGTGCAGCCAACGCGCTCTGGCAGAACCGCAGCGTTAAAACGGCTGACCTGCGGGGAAGTTTCGAGAAGCCTGATGCTGATAAAGCTGATTCATCGTGGAACGATCAGGCGAAAGATTTCGCCAGCACGATGGTTGTACAGCCAGGCGGCACTGCCGTTTGGAACAACTTCAACGAGCAAGGCAAGCGCCTGACGTATATCAACATGCAGCGTGGCATGTCACCGTCTGATGCGGCGAAACAGGCGTATCAGGACATTCTGGGAGAGCAATACCAGACCAGTGGAACGTGGCGCCTGCCAAATCGCACCGGGCTTGATCTGCGCGACGTAACCGACGGCGCAAACGCCTACCTTGAAAATCTGTCAGCCGAGCAGATTATGCCGCTGATAGGCGACCCTCGTCTGCCAGAGTCGGTCAACAAAGAGCAAAGCCTGTCTCGAATCAAAGAGAGCGCGCAGTGGGTTACGAACAGCAATGAAAGCGGGCTTACTCTGATGATGAATGGCCTGCTGGTGAACGGTGCCGACGGCAACCCGATCACCGTTCCATTCAGCGATCTGGCGAAACTGGGAACAGGCAACCGATCTACCTGGAACAAACTGACCAAATTTATCGACACGCCAGTGAAATACACGCCAGGCCAGTCGAAAAATTACAGCGTAGAGAGCCAACGCGAAAACATTCTCGACATCCTCCAGAACGGCCAGCAGTCAGGACGATAACATGACAATTTTTACAGAAGATCCGGGCACAGGCATTAACCAGCCCATCAGTAACGCGCCTGCCGGTCTGGGTGAATCGCTACTCTCTTCATTGCAGCAGGGATTTGAAGAAGGCCCGGTCATGTCGGGTATTCGGTTCTCTTCCGCTGACAGGCTGGCGAACGACCCTAACTCTGCAATTGTCAGCAAGCAGGAGGCTGAGGAGCGGCTCAAGCAGTATGGCGTTAAAAGCATCAACGTGCCGGACAACGGTGTAACAAAAGCGTTTCTCGATCACGTGGTGGAAGAGCGCCAGAACTCACTGGCTCGCCAGCAGATCGCCATGTCTGCGCCGAGTGGCTGGGCGGCGACGCCGCTTAATTTCGCGGCCAGCCTGGCGGGCTCGATGGCAGATCCCGGAAACGTGGCTCTGGCGCTGGTGCCTTTCGCTGGCGAGGCGAAGGCGGCTTCTGTGGCAGGGCGTTTTGGGGAGCGCCTGTTGGCCGGTGCGCGCATGGGCGCAGCTCAGGCTGTGGCGACAGTGCCGTTAACTGCCCAAGCGGCGGCGGCCGATGGCGATGATTTTACCTACGGAAACGCGCTGGAAAGCACCTTTTTCAACACGATGGCGGGCGGTCTGATGCATGCAGGCGGCGGTATTATCGCCGACCTGGTGCGCGCGCGTCGCCCGGCAGGTGCAGGAAATGATACCGCCGCTCCGCTGGCGCAGGCGGATATCCAACCAGAATCTCAGCCAACGCCGGTCATAACGCCGGACAACATCCCGTCTGGTGTAAATATCCCTGAGCGTGGCACAAATGCGGATTTGGCTGCTGCCATTTCCAGCGAGGCTGAGAGCTATGCCTATAGCCGGGCTTATGATGACGTGGTACCTGAATACATGGCGCGCCAGCAGGAGTTACAAACCGGCCAGATAGACAACGTTGCTGACCTGCGCACCGAACTTTCCGCCAACCTGCGCCGCGCTGATGAGTTAGACGCTACCCTGCAACAGCGTACAACGGAATACCAGGGCCAGCGGATGAAGTTTAAGGAAGCTCGCCGTCTTGCGCAGAAGGATATCGATGCCGAGAAAGCCCAACTCGCGGCCCGCAATGAAGAGATAAACCAGGCACTTGAGCGTAATGCCGCCGCCGAGCAGGCGCGTGGCCGGCAGGCACAGCTTTCCCGCGGCGAGATACCAGACGACCTGAAAGTCACTATCGCCGAGCGCGCGCAGCAGATCCGCGATGGCATGCAGATGTCGCCGGTCGCCGGTGCAGTGCGCACCGCCGCCAGCGCTATCAGGGAGGCAGACTGGACCGTCAACCAGCAGGCTTACCGCGCCGCGCTGGTGCACATGATGGAAGGCCGTAGCCCGGACGTTGAGCCTTTCTATGAGCTGCATAAACCGGCGCTGCGCGAGCGCGCTATCCAGCGCATACAGAACCCGGTGCGGCAGGTTGATGAAACGGCGCGCCCGGTTAGCGAAACTGCCGATCGCGTTTATCAGGAAACGCAGAAAGCAGATCATGAGCTGACAGCCGCCGCAGCTGATCTTGAGAACGAATTCAATATAAGCAACGCGCTGCTGGATGATATCGCTGTCGATAATCCGGAGCTCGCGGCCACGATGCGCGAAAACCTCAATGCTATTCGCGCTGAGGCCAGCGACAATAGCATGAGCAACGCTTTCCGGGCATTTGCTGCCTGTATGATTAATCGGGGGATCTGATGGCTGCCAACGAATTCCTGACGCAATGCGAGCGCACTGTTAACGCCGCCGCTGGCCGCGAGCTGTCGGCTGATGAAATGGAAGGGCTGGTGCGTGATATGCGCGACACAACAAACCGTATACTTGCCAGCAACGAGGCGCTGTCACTCGAAGAGGCAGCCATGCGTGCCGCCGAAGAACTAAGTAACGCTGACGTGCTGGCAAAACAGATTGAAGCGCGCAATAAAGCGATTAACACACGCGTGGCGGCTCAGCGACTCGGCGAGCTGCGCACTATCTGGAAAGACCGCCCGGATATAGGACTGGAGGCGATACTGGTAGGGCGTAACGATGCGCGCACCGGGGCGCGCCGGTCAGTATCCTCAGAGGTGGCGCAACTTCGCGGGAAATATCACGCAGGCATCAATTACGATTTCGACCGAGCCGGACTGGTTAAATTCATCGCCAGCGGCAGCAACGACCGTGAAATCGCTGACGCAATGTGGCGAATTGGCCGCGGCGAATCTACCGAAGGAATGACGAAACAGTCGGTCAGTGCGGCGCAGATTATCATGAAGTGGCAGGAAGCGGCACGCATCGACGAGAACCGCGCTGGGGCGTGGATACGCAAAGAGCCGGGCTATATCGTTCGACAGTCGCATGACATCATGAAGATCCGCGCTGCCGGGTATGATGCCTGGCGCAATGCAATCCTTCCGCGCCTGGATGAGCGCACATTTGATGGCGTCGCCGACCGCGATCAGTTCATGCGGAACGTCTATAACGGTCTGGCCTCTGGCGTCCACCTGACATCAGAAAAACCAGACTGGATGAACGGCTTCAAAGGTTCGGCAAATGCGGCGAAGCGCGCCAGCCAGGAGCGCGTGCTGCATTTCAAAGACGGGATCTCCTGGCACGAATACAATCAGCAGTTCGGCACCGGCAGCCTGCGCGAAGCATTATTCGGCGGCCTTAACAGCGCGGCGCGCAATACAGGCATGATGCGCATGCTGGGAACCAACCCCGGCAACATGTTCAAATACCTGACAGACACGCTGGCCGAAGACGTAAGTAAGTCAGGCAACCCGGCGGCGCTTGCGGACTATATGACCAAAGTTCGCCGCCTTAATAGAACTGTAATGCCGCAGGTTGACGGTTCGCTAAATATCCCTGGCAGTGTTGGCTTGGCCAACGCTTCCGCCGCGGTGAGGGGCTGGCTGCGTATGAGCCAGCTCGGTGGTGCCGTTATCTCCTCATTCAACGACGTGCCGATCGCCGCAACTGAAATGCGCTATCAAGGGCAGAACTTTATGCAGGCGGTGCTGGGCGCCATGAAAGGGCGTTTCTCCCGGTATAACAGCGCTGAACAGAAAGAGATTCTGTCTTCAATCGGCGTTTATTCTGACGCCATGACGCAGGAAATCATCCGGCGCATCTCCGGCGACGACTCGCTTACCGGGAAAATGGGGCGCGCTCAGCAACTGTTTTTCAAATATAACCTGATGAATTTCTGGACCGAGAGCGGCCGCAACTCTAATGCTCTGATGATTACCAACTGGCTGGCTAAAAATGCTGACCAGCCTCACGCCAGCCTGCCGGAAGACCTGCGCCGCGTCCTCGACCTGCACGGTATCGGTGACCGGGAATGGGAAATTTTCCGTAACATGGACATGGCCGACAGCGAGGGCCGCAAGTTCATGACGACCAGCGGCGTCCGCGGCGTGCCGGATGACGTGATTGCCCGTTATGTTGAAAGCAAAGGGCTGAACCCAACGGATCGCGCAATCGCCGACGCGCGCTACCAACTCGAAGGCCAGCTGCGCGGTTATATCCTCGATCGCCTGAACATTGCTATGTCCGAGCCCGGCGACCGCACGCAGGCGTTTATGAAAATGGGGACGGTTCCGGGAACAGTGGCGGGCGAGGCGATTCGCTTCGCTGGGCAGTACAAATCTTTTACCGCCAGTTTCATGCAGAACGTGCTCGGGCGCGAGGTGTTCGGGCGTGGATATACTCCCGCCGGGCTGGGAGAATCAAAAACAGCATCCCTCACGAATGCGTTAATCAGTAATGGCAAGGGCGCTTTCATTGGCGCGGCTAACCTGTTTGTGTGGACTACGCTGTTCGGCTACGTATCGATGCAGGCAAAGCTTATGCTGAAGGGGCAGACGCCGCGTCCGGCAGATGCAAAAACTTTTGCAGCTGCGGCGGCGCAGGGTGGCGGGCTCGGTATTCTCGGGGACTTCATGTTCGGCGAGGTAAACAGGATGGGAGCAGGCCCAGTTACGTCACTGATGGGGCCGGCGGCGTCCAACGCCGACAGCATTATTACGCTGTTGCAACAGACGATGCGTGGTGATTCGGATCTTGGCGACTGGTATCGCACAGCCTTGGACAACACGCCTTTCCTGAATATTTTCTGGCTGCGCACTGCGATGAATGGTTTAATTCTGAACAGGATACAGGACGCGCTGGACCCAGGTTCACTGGAGCGCTATCAGCGCAGGGTTGAGCGCGAGCAGGGGAACGAATTCCTAGTTCCACCTTCGCAGTTTATGTTGGGGAAATAGTATGCGCGCAATAGGTTATTTGCTTTACTTGGCAGTTGGCCTCATTCAGTTTTCTGCAATTATTTCAGGTCTTGAATCATGGTGGGGCCTACACTGGATAATTGCCGGAGTGTTGGCTTTCTTTATTGCTTACATTCCGGTGCTTGGAGCTATTGTTGGCATGGTAGGAGCTATGGATGTATGGCACTGGGAATGGTGGCAAGCAGGTGGTTTATTTTTTGGCGTGATGATACTAACCGTTATTTTTGTTGGACTTACTTCAATATTAGAATGGTTTTCCAGCCGAAGAAAATACAATTGAAGTGACATGTCACAGAGCCTATTCGTCAGCTACAAAAAAGCCCGCTTAAGGCGGGCTTCTTTCAAAAGTACTTAGGCAATCCAGCCTGTTTCAGGATTCCGTTAGCAGTGTGCCTTGAAACAATCGTGTACGGGACGCTCATGCTTTTTTGGGTCAGAGGGCTGTACCATATTTCATGGCTTCCTTTACCCTGTCTGTCAAAGTAACAACCAGCTGCTGAGAGCAGTTCCGTTAGCTTAGGATAAAGTCCTGTTCCCATCTATCAGAGCGCTATCCTGTCTGAATAAGATTGCTCCTGTTTAAAAGACAGACTGATACGAGAAGGATTTCCACCAAATCCGTTCATCTCGTACAGCTCAGGCGCGACTTCCCATACTCGCTCGGTCAGTTCTTCGTATGTCGCAGCTTCAGTAACAAGACCGAGAGCATCACATTCAGCCACCCACACGTTTTCATCATGATCATGGCATACATTAACGTCGAAAGGCCGAGAAAACGTAACTACGGTTGCTTCTCTCATAAGACCTCCTTTTTACCTTAAAGGTAATCTTACTCAATTATGAGCAATGATGCAAAATGAATCAGCATGAAACGGCGTGACCCGCAGTTACACGGATCACGCATTTGAGAGGGTTAATGCTGCTCCGCCTGGCTCATGATGAACGCAGCGTGAGTGCTAATCTCGTCCATGCACCGCTTCACGCTTGTGACGTAGTTGCACATTGATGTCCACTCAACAAGGGCAGCGCTGACATCGTGGCCGTCTCTGGTTAGTTCTTGCAGCAGGCTGTTAAGGTTAGACTGCTGAGTCAGTCCTCGAACCCCATCGGCATTATGAATGTGTTCATAGTAGCTGGCGCGGGCAGGGTAGTTATACGTCTTCGCAGTTTCGGACTTCATCGCTTCCAGTATGGCAGGCATAAAACTGGCGACCACTTTCTGCGCTTTGTCAGCCGGGGAAATTTCCTCACGAACGTAACGGCCCGTGCGGCGGATCTGTGGAAGTACCTCGGCAGTCACCCATTTGCGAAAACGGTAGGGTATGGTGCCTGGCGTAACGGCATCGCGGCAGCGGAGGATGAGTGTGTAGAGGCCCGATTCGGAGATGATAATGGCTTCTTGTTCTCCACCAAGGGTGTCGGTTGAACCGACTCCCTTCTCATCATCGTCAAGTTTTCTTACTGCGTCTCGATGATTAGCAATACCAATAGCTTTGCAAACGTCCATTGCCAGAAACCATGGCTCGCCGTTGATCATAATAACGTTAACTTTGGTATTTGTGTCGAAGCGGTAGACAGCTGTTTCGTGTTGGTTTTTCATGATGATTCTCCTAAAGAGGACGATCACCACCACTGAGACCAATCAGATTTGGTGGTGAGCTGAACGGAGTTGGTCTTACCGGTCATCATGAAGCCGGCGCCCTTGCGGGCCCCCGCCCAGCCCACCATTGAATGAGGCGTAGCCGTGCAGCGCGCATAAAAAAACCACGACAGGCGTGGTATGCGCCATGATGATATCCGGGAGACCAATCCCGGCACCGGATTTTGCCGGTGCCCAATCACTATGGCGCAGTGAAAATTTATTGTCAAAGCACCAAAAAGGTAAAGTATTTGGCCGTTGAGGGCAACTATTACCTGTCGGAACTAACGAATGCTCTTCTTGAGGCTCAAGACGCAGTAGTCAAGATGGGTCTGAATATCACTCAGGGAAAGCTGCGTGCTGGTGACGTAATTGACAAGCGCTACCAGTTCGGCGGCTGCGCCGCTTACGTCATGTCCGTCCTTCTCCAGTTCTCGAATCAGCTCCATTAGGTGCGATTTTTCAACCAGTTCCATAACGCCACGAGGACTATTCAGATCCCCTAATCTTTCCTCATCAAGAGGGTGATGATACTGCGACATGCCGCCTCCTTCATCTAAATACTGTATATATATACATATATCAGAAGGCTGCGATTTACTCCAGTAAAATCACCTTACCTATAGGGTAATTTGTTGCCTTCTATGAGGTAATGATAATTCATAATAGATTTGCCAGGTTATAGAATGCTCATATGCATAGCGCAAAGGGCGCGGCCATACTGGAGCTGATGACATGACCGTTTCGACCGAAGTGGACCACAACGACTACACCGGCAACGGGACAACCACCAATTTTGATTACAATTTCCGGGTATTCAAAAGGACAGACCTGGTGGTTTCCGTACTTGATCTCGATAACAACCTCACCGTGCTTACGCTTGACACTGATTACATGGTGACTGGAGCTGGTGGCTATAACGGAGGTAAAGTCATCCTCAGCGCGCCATTGGGGAACGGGTGGAAAATATCGATATCCCGTAACCTACCTCTAACTCAGGATACTGACTTGCGAAATCAGGGCAGTTTTTTTCCAGAGGTGCACGAAGATGCGTTCGACAAATTGACTATGCTCATCCAGCAGGTTTGGTCGCGGTTCACACTCGCATTGCGCAAACCCAGCAGCATGGCGAACTGGTATGACGCACTCGGTAACTACGTTCGCAATTTGAGAGACCCTAGCTATCCCCAGGATGCAGCCACAAAAAACTATGTGGATAGCCTGGCTGATACTAATTTCCGAAGAACATTGAGGGTTCCAGAAAGCTACGTAGATACTCTTCCCCCAATTGAGATGAGGAAGAATCAGCTGCTCGGATGGAATGAAAGCGGGCAGCCGATATCCGTGGTTCCTGCCTCCGGTTCTGCTTCTGATGTGATGATTGAGCTTGCTAAGCCAACCGGGGCACAGCGTGTTGGTACCAATCACCGTGGAACCATTGCTGCAGACTTGAACGCCATTGACAGACGGCCTGATGGTTATTCTGGTGATATTGATGCGGTGTTGGCAAATGGTAGAGACGTGGAGATTAACGACGACAGATCCAGAACTTCGCCAGTCCTCTTATCATCAGGAAAAATGGTCAAAGGCGCAGGTGGCGTTATTACCGAAACTACAGGTAAGGCAGCAGTTATTCGCGCTGATGCTTATTTTGATTCTTCAGACATTGACGGAATTACCGTTAAAGACGTAAATATCATAGGGTCCGTATCCCCGACCGACGACACTAATGAATCTGTTGAATCCTTTGGCGTGTTTACACGAAATACAAAGTATACTTATATAAACAATATTCGTGCGCAAGGTCTTTCCGGTGGCGTCTTCTTGGGGCGAGCTAAAAGCGCAATCGTCAACGGTGTTATTGCGCATGATATGGTCTATCACCCAAACCAATCCAGAACCGGTTACGGCGTACTTACTGATAACGCTAAAGAATCTATCATCAATAACGTGGTTATGGACGTCGCCGCGTCGCCAAACGGTCGCCATGCGCTATATCTATCCACCGGTACGGGCGGTGACACCTCGGGTAACAGTAACCTTATCGCAAATAATATTGTTGGTCGGTGGGTCGGACGCGACGACCGAAACCAGTGGTTCTCAAACATACGTACAGGTCAACGATTTATCGTTAATAATTGCGTTCAAGAAGGCGGTAACGGTGGGATTGCCATTAACCCAGAAAATGGCCCAGTAACTGATTATATCCTTAATAATGGAGTTTTTGAGGTTATAAGCTATGGTACCGTTGCCGTATATGGTATAGGTCAAGGCGCATCCGGCACCCAAGGTAACAATAGCCTTCGGTGGCTTATAAGCAATCAAAACGTTCACATCAGGGTTAAATCCGGGGCTTCAAGGGCGGTGGGGGTCGCTTTTAATATAACTGGCTCCCAGGGGTTATTAACAAACTGTGTTATTACCGCTCCTGGTGAGTCGACGCCTATTACCGTAGGTAATGATTTGCAGAGTGGTGACGTGAGTGGAGTAACAATTAGCAACATACATGATAACATCGCCGGAGGTAGTGCTTCTGTAGCACCGTTGATAGCCTTCACCGGTTCTGCGGTTAATAATGTTACAGTGCGTGGGATAACAACTACACGAAGCCCTGTATTTTCTCGATTATTCGTTGTTACCGATTTAACCGTCGATTTCACCCGTAAAGCTCGCCTTACTTTCAACAACGGCGTATTAACAAAAGCTGATGTCGAAGGCATTACCGGAGCGGTAACACCCTCCGCCACAGGTTTCACCATCGTTTTCCCAAGCCATGTCACACAGAAGGCTGTAGAAAATTTGGTAATCAGGATGCTTAGCGCCGGACAAGTTAATATTGCCAACATAGGTAATAAAACTGTAACTTTTAACACTTATACCAATGGTGGTAATGTTCTTAGTATGCTGACTGGCAGCTATACTTTTGATCTGACTCTGTTTAGTTAGATTCCATCAAAATGGTATAACTGATACCAAAAAGTACGGGCGCATGCGCCCGTACTTTTACTTCAATTTAAAAACAATGGCATCCCTGTAATAAAAAGTGTCAAACAGGGCATCTGAATAAATCGTTTGCTTATCATCTTTTCTCAAGAAAATCTCGTATTCTTCTGCAACCTTCGGCGCAGGGTAGCCAGAAGAAATACCATACTGAGACATAAGGCTATATTTAAATCTATAGTTGTTAAAGGCGGAAATAACCATATATCTAGCCATGCTAAATGATTTAGTTACCCGCACAGCATATTTTGGTAATCTTGGTTTACCGGTTATGTATATGTTTTTGTGATCTGCGTTGTAATGTTTGAAGTATACGCTAGCTATTTGCGTTGCTAAAAATCTATCATTTCTCTCAACCGCGTTCATCGCGCTTGATATGATGTATGAAAAAATAAAAGAAATGATAATCATAGCTGACGAACAGGTAGCTGTTACAGTTGAAGACCATCCAGTAGAAATATAAACCAAAAACATCATAATAATTGATGAAGCCATCATGGTTCTTGGTGCTATAGCTGGTCTCTCAAACATAGAAAGCGCCCCAAAAGAGCAAAGAAACAAAATAATGATAAACAGAACGCAATATAATGCTTTGAGTGAAAATCCAAATTTTTTTACGCATGAGGCAATTGATGCGGCAATTGCGACAAACCACAATGTTAAATAAAATCTTGGTGAATTATCAATCAAAAACCTAAAGTAATTTATAAAATTATTGAACACCCTTAAAGGGAATTCTTTATTTAATTGTAAAATTTTGGAATTGGATATTGCGTAGTCACTAAGGTGAGCTATTGGCATTACCAGCTTTGAATATACGACGTAGCTAACTAAAATCGTCAAAGCAAGATAAAAAGCCAACTTTATGTCAAAGCGATCCCTGCATAAATAATCCTTGAACATTATACAAAGAGACATCGCTATGTATGCATTTATGGATGCCTGGTACAAGCTTAATGATGCAGTTAACATGGCAAAAGAGGTAAGCAGCATTATCCTGCCCCTGGGGCTTGCAATAGCTGCTAAAACAGCAAGCAAGAAAGATGCAGCCATCAATGCAGAGTCATGCCTGAATTGAATGTTTCCCACCCAAAAAGGGTTGCAAACTGGCAGAGAGCATATAAGAAAAACCTTCAGCCTGCTTGTGATATCCATTTGCACACAAAATGCATAGGCTGATGCAACTAATAATGCTGATGATATTATTAGCGTTAAAGGGAAAACATCCAACAGCGCCCCATCACCAAAGACATTTTTCCCATTAGGGAACAGCGACATGGCGCTCATCATAAAAGATGCAAGTGGTCTTCCATTTTCCTCCCATCCAGAGTTTCCAGTGTCAGACCTTAGCCAGTCATCAACAAAGTAGTTATTGTTAATGGCGAATGGGAGTATGAATAATATAGATAACAAGAATGACCAACTTAAAGACCACCTGTTTCTATAAACCCTATTTATATCAATCACGGTTATCCCCTTTTCTTTTGATAATAAAGCGAGGCCTGTTTTTTACCTCAATGTAAATTCTTCCGATGTACTCACCAAGAACGCCGATGCCTATAAGCTGAATTCCTCCCAGGAAGAGAATCGAAACCAGAAGAGAAGGGTAACCCCTTACCGGGTTTCCAAAGGCGAGCGTATCTATGATCATCCATGCGCCATACATAAACGCAAAGCCAGCAACCACCAGACCAATGTATGTCCACATTCTAAGTGGGAAGGTGGAGAAGCTTGTAATGCCCTCAAGCGCCAGGTTCCACAGTTTCCAACCATTGAATTTTGTGTTGCCTGCAATACGTTCAGCGCGGGTGTATTCCACAATATCGGTGCAGCCGCCAACCCATGACAGAACCCCTTTCATGAACAGGTTTCGCTCTGGCAGGAGCTTGATGTTTTCCACGACATCCCGAGACATGAGTCTGAAATCACCTACGTTCTCTTCGATCTTCGGGTTACTGATTTTGTTATGCAGCTTATAGAACATTTCAGCGCTCTTGCGCTTCAGGCGACCATCAGTAGAACGATCTGTACGCTTAGCAAGCACCATATCTGCGCCAGCCTGCCAGCGTTCTATTAACTGAGGGATAACTTCAATCGGGTCCTGCAAATCGACGTCAATCGGAATCACTGCGTCGCCGGTGGCATGGTCCAGCCCTGCAAATAGCGCCGGCTCTTTGCCGAAATTGCGGGTGAAGGATAGGGGCACAACAAGCGGATCAGAAACGGCCAGCGCATTGATAATCGACTCTGTAGCGTCTTTGCTGCCGTCATTGATGAATACTATTTCTACCTCAAACGATTTGAGTGGTTCATATTCTCTGACGGTTTTATAAAAAATAGGGATTGTGTCTTCTTCATTGAAGACCGGAACCACGAGGCTTTGTTGAATAAATAAGATTTCGTGCGAACGACCCTGTAGCTGGCTGGATTTTCAGGCAATACGCACGCTTTCTGGCATCCCAGCCTTTGTCATCCTGTTCAACGCACGCACCATGGCCATAGCTTCCGCTACCTGACCATC